ATCTTCTGATACGTCTATGTTTCCTATAGCAAAACCGCCGCCGTCTAACGGGCCACCTAGTGTAGGACTTGTGTCTAACTCAACATTAGAACTTGCAACACTAATTACTACTTCACCATCTTGATCAAAACTAAATGCTACTGAGCCATTACTAGTTAAACTTCTAAGTTCTATAGCATTACCTGCTGGATTGACTACCGGAATCTTAGTTTCATTACCTAGTAATGTGTTAGGTGTATCTGTAAGATCCACAAATCCAATTTGCCCCCCGATGCCAAATACGGCATACAGTTCCTCAAAATTTTCATTTACCTTCTTAAAACTTTCACGTATACTATCACCAGTACCGTCATTACCCTCGGTACCAATATCTACCTGTTGCTTGGCCATAATGTGCCCCCTTTAATTTTTTACAGTTGCGGTATATTCTCCAAGTCAAAATTTACACTTACGCCGCATCCACACGATGATTGAGCGTTAGGATTGTTAATTTCAAAGTTAGATCCTACTAGACTAGTTACATAGTCTACTTCAGTACCTATCAAAAACATCATACTATCGACTCCAATGATAAAACTATAATTATTTTCAGTTTTTATAACTTCGTCGTCTTCGTCCATATCAGATGGTAATTTGACAGTGCCCCATTCGTATTCAAACCCTGCGCATCCTCCGCCTTTGATGTTAAGGCTTATTCCGTAACAATCGTTTTCGTCACATAATTTTTCAATTTGTGCTTGTGCAGATGGTGTTAGTGTACATATTGACATTGCTATTCCTCACTATTATTTATGGCTATTTTTTATAATCTTAATGTAAATATACTTATGTATTTAGGTGAGACACAGAAAAAAACTACTCATGTTCGTAAAAGTAAAAGCGGTATAGAACACACATACTACCGCCATAAGACGCTGATTTTATTAAGATGTGATAATTGTGCTGTAGAATTTACTAGGGAACGAGGAACAATGGACCCTAAAAGACTTAGTAATAACTACTTCCACGTGTGCATTAACTGTGATAGTAAAAAGTTTGCACAAAAAAAGGGTGTAGAAAAAAAGCAAGTCTGGAACATGAGTGCTAGTTCAGACTTGCCAATAGGTAGATTTTAGTTGCGGTATATTGTATAAGCACCGTATACAATTGCAGCGTATGCAATTAATTTTGCAAAAGGTGAAAATATAATTATACAAGCACCTGCTGCAATCATTAAAGCACCATCGATGCTAGAACGTTCTTCTAATCTATCTTTAATCCATTTCTTTATCATTTTAGGTTCTCCTATGGCTAACTATATTTAATACAATTTCTCAAAGGAGTAAAGAAAATGTTAACATGGTTGGGAAAACTACTAGGCATTACACCAGCTGATGCACCAAGCGAACCAATGCCGGTTCCGACACCAGCACCAGCACCAAAGCCTAAGGCTGAAAAGAAACCAGCGGCTAAAAAAGCAGCACCAAAGGCAAAAGCAGAAGCAAAGCCTAAGGCTGAAAAGAAACCAGCGGCAGCAGTTAAAAAACCAGCGGCTAAAAAAGCAGCAAAGAAAGATGACGGTTTAGACGTAATGAATAAACGTGATCTTCTAGCCCTTGCTAAGGAAAAGGGTGTTAAAGCCAATGCCAGTATGAACAAAGATGCTGTTATTAAGGCAATTAGGTCCGCTTAATTAAGTTTCTAATAGTAGTCAGTTCTGACTCTTGGCGAGTAGTCTTACGTTCTAATACGTTAATGGCTGCTCGCATTTTTTTCTGTTGATCCTCAAGGCTACGCACATATGCTTGTGTTGGTATCTCTTGTGTGGATCCATCTTCTGCAATAATTTTATAAGAATCAGCGCCCTGCGCTCTAAGGCCGCCAGTAACTCTGTTTGGGTTTTTATCCGAGGACGGTGTCTCTAGTGTCTTGCTCTTCCGACCGTACATGCTGCTCAAGTAATTGCTCATTATCTTTTCCTTCATTGTATTTATAAAGGCCAATGCTTGCTAAGTTCTTACATTTGGATTCTACCATAATGTCAGCGTAGGGTAAAAATCTTAATGCCCAATCATTAACCGCAGTATTCCACATGTAGTCACTGTGTGCTCGCATTTTTGCTTTCTTGTAGCCTTGCTCTAGCAATGCTTGAAAGTCAGCCTTTGTGTCTGGACGTTGATCAACAAGACAGTCTTCACGGCTTACACTGTAATGTATTGCAGGACGCACGCCACGCCAACTGTCAATGATTCTCTTAAATCTATCATCTGTTGGTTCAATATATTCGCCTCCACTATTACACCAGTGGTGATGAATATCTAGAACCAGCGCCACATCTTTCTCCAAACACAAGGATGCATCGATTCCCCATTTGTTTTCGTCGTTCTCGATAGTGATACAATTACGGGCTTCGGGGGTGAGTCGTTTAAGTGCGGCTTGGATACCGGCTGGACCTTTTCTACCGGAGATGTGGACGTTGCACTTGAAGTCTTGGAACTGTTTACCGTAGCCCATGTACCGTGCAACATTGATATGATACTCAAATTCCTCAATTGACCGCTCTACGATTTCTTCACTATCTGAAGCAAGGACTGTAAATTGGCCTGGGTGCATGGAGAGTCGAACATCGAGTCTTCTTGCTTCGTCTCCAACTTTTGCGAATTCTCTTTCGCAGTATGCCACCACATCAGGGCGCTGCCAAAAATAGCTCCAGTCACGCTGGGTATAAACAGGAAGCACATCGCTACCCAATCGGACCATACGAAGACCTGGTTCAAGAGATCCAACATACTGAATCAACCTTTTGTATGACGCAATGTTATGGACCATAATGTCCCACAAGCGTTCTTCAGCAACAGTCTTAGTTTGACGATTAAGCCATTGAACTGTTGTGCTTCGAGTATTTAGCGGACGTTGCAGGTCCTCTAAAATTTGTTTCTTAGCACTTTGATTAGGGTGCATGTATTTGCAAGCAAATCCGATACGCTTAATCATTAAGTTCTTCCCATTCGATTAACTTTACAGTGTAGTCAGCACAGTTCCAATTTGCTGCTGGACCATATTTCATTTTAGTTTTAGAAATTGCAGTTTCTGCGGAGTCTGCATACTCGTAACCTAAAAAAGTAAGGTTAGCATATACTTGAAATGTTCTAGTCATCTATTTTTGCCTGTCCTGTCATAGTTTCTACAATTATAAAAAGCATAGTCAACACTTATAATATAGCCATAACCTTGGGATGTCAAGTGTTTATACCACCAAATGAAATCTTTTATACTATTCAACAAACTCACTTTTATGCACTCCGTTAATTATATCATCTAGTGGTAAAATTGTAATAGTCGATTGCATTCTATCTGTATCATAAAATTCCATTGCTTCTTCGGCTGCTGTATCTGCTAGTTCTCGTGTACTGTAAACACCTACAAGTTTGTGCGGTGTTTCAGATTGTATAGGGATTAGTTGTACTATGAATATATTAGTTGTCATTTCCAATTCTCCTTTACCCAAGGGTCGTGACAGTTATGAGGATTAGGATCTCCGTGAAATACAGCAATACTATTTCCAGGATCAATATTAGGAGTTCCTATATTAGGAAAGTTTCTGCCACCGTTTGTTTTATCTAAGACAAGTCTTGGATTACCACGCATTTCCCATTTGTAACTTCTGATCCATTCATCTGGCCAAAAATCGTATCCTGAAGTGATTTTATGTTTCATCCAGTCCTGGTCACCATGCCATCGTTTTGAATTTGTTTTGATATCTTTTATGAAATCAGTATATACATGTGTGTGTTGTCCAGTTTCTAATCTAAACACACTAGAATTAAATTTTTTATAATCATGTATACGCATACGGTTAAAGTCTCTAATAATACAGAATTCACCTGGCTTGTATGTAAAAAGTTTATCTATATTGTCAAACACAATCATATCTAAATCTAAGAACAATAATGTACCTTGTACTTCTAATTCAGGATTAAAAAAGAATGGCTTGTACCACCATCCTTGTACATGTTTATTAACAGGTAAAGGTATAGTTTTTATGTTAGGATCAATATCAGTTGAATCTTCTGTAAAACATACAAAGTTATAATTAATTGTAAGATTACGTTTAACCATATTATAAAGATTATTTACATATTGTGCTGAATATTTTTTACCATATTTTAGACAACATACGTATCTTGGATTACTCATCAATAAACCTTGTTTTAGTCCATGTAAAGGGAGTAAAGATAGCACTGTTCGCGCCGTGTTCAGAACATTCTACAGACTCGACCCAACAGCGTCCATGTGACATTTCTTTTACTAGATTGTCAGCAAAGCGCCATGCATGTTCTGCAAACTTTTCTGCGCCGACACCATCTAGTTGTGTAATTTGTGCAAGACCTTTTGTTTCAAGTTCGAGCAAATCATCCTTCATTGGATCATTGATATCAATTACTGTCTTGTGATCAAACGTATCTTCAAGCCATTCTTTCAGTGATTTTAATCCACCAAAGTCTACGCCCCAATTGCGATGGTCTAAATCATTACATCCAAATGTAAATTTAAATGCTAGACTATAACCATGTAAAAATCTGCAATGTGAATGATCTGCGTGTGGCTGTCTAAATACTGCTGATAGGCCAATGTTATGGCCATATGTTTTTGTTGAATAATAGTTTCCCATTTGTTTCTCCTCGGCTACTGGAGTGTGCGGAATATTTATAGTGGGATCGAACACTAAAAGACCACTGTTAATATAAAAATATTATATACTATATAGCACATCATGTCAAGCTCTAATTAACTTTAGATTGAATAAATACAGTAGACGTAACCGTGAGGAGTAGCGAAATGCCAGCAGCATTTTATGATTTTTTTAGAAAAATAAATTTGAAATATATAGATGGATCATCAGTTATACAACCTGATTTTTCAGTTGAAGCAGATTCAACAGTAGACGAACTTAATATTATAAGAGGAGCAGGTGTTAACTTTGGTTCATCAGATCCAGACTCATTTAAGATTGATGTAGAATATGATTTAAGTGTACCGTTAGGAACTACTGCTGTTAGATTAACAGACATAAACAATAACGTATCTGACTTAAATTTTGTTGCTGGTAACAACATTACACTCACAAGAGTTGATGCAAATAATTTACGAATTGATAGTGCTGACTTAACAATTGTTGTTAATGCAATATCAACAGCAAATCCTAGTTTAATTACAACTGCTACACCACACGGATTATTAGACGGCGCTGTTGTAACATTTGCTGATACAGGTATTGTTACATTAGATGATAATCAATTTTATGCTGACGTTTCGAACACAACACAATTTACAATCTATACTGATTCAGGACTAACTACTCCAGTTGACGGATCAGGATTTTCATATACAAGCGGCGGTAGTATCCAAGTTGAATCAGTTGATACATTAAGTATCTTGCTTGACGTTAATATTCCTAACTCGCAAGATAACGATATTTTAAACTATAATGCTACTGAATCTAAATGGGAAAATACAAGCACGCCAACATTTGGTACTGCTACAGCAACCACAGGATTTATTGGTAATATTGACGGTAATCTTACTGGTGGAATTATAAGCGAAAACACTGCTTCAACTATATTAGATACAACTGCTGCAACTGCTATGTATACAGGTGATGTCACAGGTAGAGCAGATACAGCAGATGCTTGGCACACAGCAAGAACATTTAGTTTTGGCGGTGGTGATGTATCGGGATTCTTTACTACAGACGGTAGTGCTGATATTAATAATATACAACTTACTATTGGTGCTAACTCTGTACTATTAGGTACAGATACAGTCGGCCAATATGCTAAAAGATTAGCAGTAAGCGGCGTAGGGCTGTCAGCAACAACACCAGAAACTGATGACGCAACAGAATATACAATTACATCAAACGCAACTAATGCCGCTACAGCTGACACTATTGTATCAAGAGACGCAAACAGCGACTTTGCAGCCAATATGATTACTTCAGACCTAACTGGTGACGTAATTGGTAACGTTGACGGTAATTTAACTGGCGGGGTTATAAGCGAAAATACATCAAGCACTATTCTAGATACTACAGGCGCTGTCGCAGTGTACACAGGCAATGTAACAGGCAACGCTGATACAGCATCAGCATTAAGTTCAGCCGTTACAGTGACGCTTACAGGCGATGTAGCAGGTACTGCAACCTTTACAAGTGCAGGTGATACAGCAAGTATTGCTGCTACTATACAAGCAGATAGTGTTGCATTAGGTACAGACACAACAGGTAACTATGTAAGAACTATCACAGGCACAGCAAATGAAATTGCTGTTGCAAATAGTGGCACAGAGGATGCAGATATTGTTTTAAGTTTACCAAGTGATGTTACTATTGCAAATGATCTAACAGTAACTAACAATTTAATTGTTTCACAAAATTTAACAGTAAGCGGCACTACAACTACAGTTAACTCAAATGAAGTTAATATAGGTGATAGTATAATATTACTAAACAGTGACGAAACAGGTACACCTAGTCAAAATGGCGGTATTGAAATAGAGCGTGGCACTTCTGACAACGCAAGATTTATTTGGGACGAAACAAACGATACATGGTCTCCACAATTATTTAACACGACTTGGCAGAATACAACACTTACCGCAAGTGAGTTTATAGGCCCACTTACTGGTGCTGTTACAGGTAATGCTGATACTGCTTCTAAATGGCAAACTGCACGAAGTGTTAACTTCGGTACAGGAGATGTAAGTGGTTCATTCACTATAGATGGCGATAACGATATCAATGATATCGTACTTACAGTTGCAGATAATAGTCACAATCATGTTTCTACAAACATCTCTGACTTCCAAGAAGCGGTAACAGACACAGTTGGTGCTATGGTAAGTGCTAACACAGAAAGTGGCGGTATTGATGTATCATTTGACGATGCTACTGACAAGTTAAATTTCCAACTTAGTACTGTTAATTTAACATTGACTAATACAGTTGGTGTAGGTGTTACTGGAAGTGCAACTATTGATCTTTCAGAATCGACTATTAATTTAGAAACTGAATTTAATGGGCAACTACCACTAGGTACAAGCACTTCAGGAAATTACGTAGAAGACTTTTCAGTTACATCAGGTACAGGTATTAGCGTAACAGGTGAATCGCCTGCTGCTGAAGGTAATAATATAACTATTGCTGGTATCGATGCAACTAATACAGTAAAAGGTGTTGCAAGTTTTGATGCAACAGACTTCCTTGTTTCAAGTGGTGCAGTTTCTCTTGTACACGAAGCAGTTGAAGATATTGTAGGTGAAATGGTTTCAGGTAACACCGAAGGCGGTATATCTGTAACATATGACGATACTGCTAACAAACTTAATTTTGACGTAAACAATACTAGACTTATATTTACAATGGGCGGTGCTACAGTTGCAGACGAAGTTGTTTCTCCGGGTGTTGATACTACTATTGCTATTGCAAGATCACCAACTATTACAGTGAGCGGCGCAGTAGCAGGTACAGTTGAACTTACTAACTTAGGTAGTGCATCTCTATCAACTACAATGACATCAAATCTAGATGATATAAATGATGTAAATGTAACTAATCCTACTGATGGATATTTCTTACAATGGAATAATAGTGCTGGAGAATTCCAACTTGCTGCCGTTGGCGGCGTTAGTGTACCTACACTAGATGATGTTTTAACACAAGGCGCTACAAGCGCTATAACAACTACACTTTCAAATACAACAAGCGGTGGTTCAGGCGCAGGCTTAGTAGTAGAAGAAATAAGTGCCACTGGCACCGAAGTTAATTTTACTAAAAACATAGATGCTGGATCTAACAATGTTACTGCTACACAATTTATAGGCGAACATAGAGGTGATGTTGCTCAAGCAGACGGAACTACAATCATAGACGCCACAGCAGGCACAATGGATTGGACAAAACTAGCAAATGTTCCAACTCCGGTATATGCTGTAGTATCTTGTGGTACTAGTGCATTTGGTGTAGTTGAGCGCAATGGCGGTACTGTTGATACTATACCGTTTGACACAGTTGATAGCCAAAACAGTACAGATTTTGATACAAGCACATATACATATACTACTCCAGTTGCTGGAGTTTATAGAGTAATGATGAATGTTTATACAAAAGGGGTTGTTGCAGACGGCGGTACATTTACTGGAAACGATACTGAGTATTTTATTAGAACACAGGAAAGCGGTCAAAGTTCAGTTGATCAGTCAGATGGGCCTGTAAACAGTACAGCACAAAGTTTCTCAAGTAAAGAATGGATTTTAAGTTTAGGTGCTAGTTGTACAATCAAAGCATTATTTAAAGGACAGATCTACGAAAGATCACAAATGACAATTACTAAATTATTCTAATTTGTCAACGTCTTTTTTAATTTCTTTAATGGAAGCAGTAACAATTTTTAATTTTGTTTCTGCTTCCTTTAGCAGTTTACTCATTTTGTAAATAGACCAAGTGCTCCAAAACCACCAATACACACAAGAAGAAAAGAACATAGTTGCTATTGCTACATAGACCCAGTCAGTATAATTAAAAAAGTGTGCTATTGCTATTGCTCCAAGTGCTATCATTGGAGCAATTCTTGCTAAAATTCCCCAAAATTTAGACTGCGATAAAATTTTTTTATTTAGAAATTTGCCCAAACTGCTTCCACTCTCCAGGATTTCCTGTTCGCGTACAAATCCAACCTACCCATCCTGTTGGTTTTGGGTTGTCATTCCACACAATATCTCCCTTGTTCCAATGACCGGTTCTCGGCCAATCATCAGCAGACGCCATTTTCTTATTTTGAAATTTAATCGGGCCAGCGGATGTAATATCACAATCTGGTGTAACATTAATTCCTAGTTTACCCTTTACTACTGTGTCAGTGTTGGCATCAGAACCGATAATAATATTACCTGCATCAGCAATACTAATACGGGCAACATTATCTGTAATAATATCTAGTTTACCTGCTGTAAAATTACCCATCTTAGTCATATCAGGATCTTCAACATCAACAATAAAATTATTGTATACGCTGGCAACTGCAAAACTTCCACTTGGCTCTTCAACACCAATACCTAATCTATTTGACACTGGGTTATAGAAAACAAAATCGTCAATTGATAGAGATCCAGTAGTTCTTAGATTTCTTAAAACGCCTACAGTTTGTAGTTTACTTTCTTTGACACTAGAACCTAGTGTTTTCTTTGAAAGCACTTCGATACCTTCGATCTTATATGTTCTGTCTGTATATAGATCTATATTTTCTGAACTCCAAAAAGTTTCTGATTCTTGTCTAAATATAAATTGTTTAGTTGAACCAACACCGGCCCAGTTAAGACCACTACCAGTTAAGCTACCATTTTCTTTTGGATAAAATACAAGCGGCGACGAGCGCTCCATTCTTGTGTCAGCAACTAATTCTTCAGTGTGAATTTTAGTTGCAGTTATTTCACCTGTTACAAATAAATTTTCATCGACTACAACGTTTTTGTTAACTTGCAATCCTTCGGTAACAGTAGTTTTAGGTAATTGTAAATCATCACTTACAATACGCTTTGTCTTTACAGCATCAGTAAGTATTCCTGCATCAGTAATTACAAGTTTTGTTCTTTTTGCATCATCTTTAATACCAGCACTTTCAAACCCTCTGATAACTCCGCCCATAATTAAATTTCCTGAAAGCGCTCTATCAGGTATTTGATTATAGTCTATATTAAGTTCAGATATTTTAGCATCAACACTATTGTTTATTCTATTTTCTAGATCAGATAAATCAATGTCTACATCACCTGTAACTTTTAAGTTACCATTAAGTACTACATTGCCGTTAATAGCAGGTGCGTGTATAGCGTCTGTATAGATGCCTTCATTTCTTATAGTAAGAGCAGTTCGATCTGCAAGATCTTTTACACCTTCACTTTCAAACTTACTAATTTTTCCGCCAAGTATAGCATCACCGCTTATACTGTTAGCTTTGATTTTAGGACCTTGGCTAATGGCTTCTACAAGTCCATCAATTGCGCCAAGGCCATCTTTTAATTTATCTAATTCTGATCTATACTGGTCCATACAGTATTTATCAGGACACCTTCAGTAATATAGTATCCGGATTAA